AACGTAGCGACAAAGTATATAAAGGTTTGTGTCTGATTAGTATATAAAGGTCGAGGGTGCTTATATACTGCGTTATGCGTTCTGCTCTCTCTTCAGAGGATTTTCCTCCCCCCGGTCTAAAAGAAAGAAGGGGGTGGGGTGTCATATGCTGGCGTAGGGGTCAAAACAAATCGAGCTATATTTTGAAACCTATAAAGAGCACTTCTACATAAAGCAATACTAGTGGTTATACTATATCTATATAGGGTCTTTATTAAGCTCTATAAATCATGTCAACAATAACCTTTAAATATACCCAGCGTATTACCACTACAGTACTCAAAATGGAGAAATTATGAAAACACAAAATAAGCAAGCAAAAACAGAGACCCCCTGTGGTCACGATTGTACATGCCATGTAGAGCCTGATGGCTTTCATGGTAAGTCATATAAGGACTTTGTAGCAGATACAGAGAAGTGCCAATGTAAGGAAGTCAAAACTTACGGTATGGTATGTGTAACGTGCGGCAAATCCTACGAAATGAAAACAACGTTCACAATGAACGGTAGTGCAGGGGAGTGGAATAGTGACCGAAAGTGAGGATGGCGTGACTTGGGAACCCAGTAATATGCGGTTATCCCCTTCTAAGATAAACACTTACATGAAGTGTCCTCGCGAATTCTACTACAAGTATATCGCTAAGATACCTGAGAAGAAAACAATTCATTTGTTCCGTGGAACCTTAGTGCACCAAGTTCTAGAAGACCTTTTTAAGACAAAGTTTAAGTCCCTGTCAGTATGGGAAAAGGGAGCCCCACAACAATGGGTCCAAGAAGAGTTCGAGAAAGGCTGGGAAGACAAGATAGCTAAACATAAATGGCTGTGGGAAATACACACCAAGGAAGAGATGGATAATATGTATCTCGAGACTGAAGACATACTACAGAATTTTGTAAAGAGTATTAACAAGAAACTTACCGAGATGGTTAAGTGGAAGATATATAGGAATAAACAACAAGCTTGGAACTCAGTAGCTCCTAAGTATGCTGAGAAGTGGGTTAAGTCTAAGGAATACGCAGTAATAGGCATTGTTGATGCAGTGTGTAATGACTTCGATGGTGGCACTACTTTGCTGGACTACAAGACCAGTAAGCGCTATGGTGCATACCTCCCAGAGGATTATTATCGCCAGCTGATTATCTATGCATTCTTGTACACATTAGAGATGGGCGAAATGCCGAAATTTGTGGGCGTTAATTACCTTCGCTTTGATGATACCTTCTTTGTAAAAGTTACACAGAGCGTGCTCGATGAAGCTAAGGACTTAATTAAGATGGTACACAACTGTTTAAAGGAGCGTGAGGAATATGAGGAACGCTATGAACAGAAACCCCAGAATCTTTGTAAGTGGTGTTCGTTTAATAAGCAACACAACGGTGGACCGTGCGATGTAGTAATCCCTAAATGGAAACCTAAGTTTGCTAGAAAGAAAGAGAACTATTCAGACATTGATAAAAAGGCGAAAGGCTTAATAGAGCTTGAGAACCAAGAACAATTTCCTGAGTTCGACTAAGGGCAATCTTTATATATGTGCGTTGTGTAAAAAGATACATGGCGCGCGACGATTATGGAGCTATCTCTGTAATTTCTGATGATGAACGAGAAGCATTAGGGATTGGAGGTAGGAGACCAGACGAAGAAGAAGAAGGAATTTTTGAAACCTTAGGTAAGACTGCTGACAAGGTTGGTGAAACCAAACTTGGTCAGAAAATTGGCTCTATATTAACAGTACTACTTATAACATTGTTTGGTAGTGGCGTGGCTGATATTGATATGTTAACTGAGTTGTTCGGAAAAGAAGAAACCATTGGACCTGTAGGAGGATGTATGGATAACAGCGCCGTTAACTATAATCCTAAAGCTACGTTTGATAATGGTATCTGTACTTTCCCCCCACCAGTAGTGTATGGATGTACAAATCCCGAAGCTGATAATTATAATAACGAAGCTACTCATGATAATGGGCGTTGTCAATTTCTTGGCGGCCCAGTCAATAACAACACGAATGGTAATCAGACAGCGACCAATGAGACAGTCTACGGATGTATGGACATAGATGCTGAGAACTTTAATGACCGAGCTGAGGAAGATGACGGTACTTGTGAATATGAAGAGTATGAGTGTGCTAGTAATAAAACATGGTTTTATGATGGGATGGAACTTGGGAACTACTCTAGAGATGAAACAACCCTAAACATAACTGTAGATATAGATGCTAACTGTGACCAAGATACAATACCAGTAATGGTATACTATGATATAGGCCATCTTAAAGTAGTAGATAATGAAACTGTTTGGAATGGTTATATGTATAACAACTACTTTTTTAATGTAACAGGGTGGGAAGCTAACGATTACCAACTATCATCACACCCCGACTATTTCACTGAACCTTATACTGGATATTATATAGCATATGTTAATATGTATGCAGATTACAATAGAAACGGAACTTACGATTATGTTAATTACTTTATTATAGAGGAGATGTTTCTTTATGAGTAGTAGATATAATAAACTATTAGAAAGTATAGGAGAAAAAGATGAGTAATCACAAAAAAGACGCATTAAACCCTGATGGGAACTTTGCTAATTTCATGATGATATTAGTAGCGGCACCAGTCGTAATGGCTTGGGTAGGACTGTCTGTATTTCTGGTTACAATGGCCTTTAGGCACCCAGAAATAGTAGAAGATATAGAATCTTATAAATCAGTGTTACTAATTATAGGGTCACCTGCATTAGTAATTATATATAAGGTATTAGAATTATGGACTGCTCAACAGAACAGTCAAATAGAACAGACTAGAAAGGGTACATTCCGTAATGGAGATACCCACAAACACGAAGATGAGAATGAGTTACTCGAAAAACTCAAAAAGACAAAATAGGAAAAAAATGAACGACTTTGAACTAAGAGAGATGAAACACCAACTAGATAGATTAGATGAACTAATGAAACTATTGGTCGCTAAAGAATGTAACTGTCTATCATGCCTGTTAAAAGGCTGTGACTGTTGCGCAAATAAAGGTAACGTTGATGACTTGATTGAGAAATATCACGCCACACGTTCAGCATTGAAACACGAAGAGGATTGGCGGGAAGGCGAAAAGAAAAGAATAGAAAGTGAGGAATAATCATGGCAACAGAGATATTATTAAATGATGGTGGCGCCCCAGCAAGAATTTTACCATTCGAAGCAGCGGAAGCCATCTCAGCAGGAGATGTTTTGAGCATCAACACATCAGGAAAGGTAGTTAAAGCAGATACAAGTCTTTCCGCAGGACATATAGAATATATGATAGGAATATCATTAACCGATACGGCATCAGGCGAAGTCTGTAACGTCGTTTCAGGTAAAGGAGTAATCTGTAATGTTAATTGTGCAGACGTAACAGCTGGTAAAGCTCTAAAAGTAGGTTCTACAGCAGGACAATTAGCTGCTAATACCCTTTTAGGTGATACGTGTGCAGTATCTTTAGAAGATACAGGCGCAGCTGGCCTACATAGATGTATAGTTATAGGCGGTTAGAAGTAAACTTTATATAGGATGATATCCTATCTATTTATGGGCTCTCGCTGAAGGGCCAAGGCTCCACATGATACTTAACGCAAGTGCCACCGTGGGAGCCCCAAACATGGAGAAAACTATGTCAAACAACACAACAAACGAAACAAATGATAACTCAACTGCCCTAGAGGTAAATGAGACCGCAGATGATGGTAACATCACTGCAATTATCGAGAGTGTAGAAGAATCTGGAATGTTAGATGCACTAATGAATGACCCAGTGCTTATGCTATTAGCAGCTCTAGTAATTGGATTAGGTGCTTATGCAGCTTATACCATACCAGCAGTAAAAACATTAGTCTTTAAGTATTTAAAGAACAATGAAGCAGAAGTAATGTCTTTATTAGACAAGAATCTAACTAAAGTTCAGATGAAAGCATTCGAAAAGCTGGATGAAGCAGCTCAAAAGCACGTAAAGAACTCTTTAGTTCGAAATGTATTGGTTACCGCATGGGATGAGAAAGACGACGAATTAGCCGCATTGGTTAAATCTAAAGTTAAATCATCACTTGATGAAGCCAAATCACTTTGAACGAGGTGGAATACGAGCAGCGATTACGTCAGAGGGTTGGAGAAGGGGAATATGAACGTCATAAAGAACTTGTCCGTCTTCTGGCTCGCAATCTTGCTCTTGAAGATATATTGTGGGAAGAAATTACTGTATCTATTCGGGATGTACACTTACGAACAGAGCTCTTGCGCCAAAGAAACTCAATCGTTCGTGACATACATACGGAATTTAGAGCATTAAATATTGAAATACCTACAGTGCTAGAGACCCAAACAGAGGGGTTCGCTAGCTTTTTAGAGGATTTAACAGATGACGAAACAAGTGAAGAACGAATCGAAGAAACTACAAGCAGCCCTGACAGGTAGAGGGGCTCATGATTCACGCTCTTTAGAGAATATATTCGAAGAGTGTAGACATGATGAAGCCAAAATGTTAAAATTGATGCGTGCTTTTTGTGGTGCGTATCTAGTAGACAATAAACAACGACCTCTTAAGATGAGACCATTACAAGAAGAGATAATCGTTAAGTCTTTAACACACCCTAAACATAGTAAACAAAGAAAATTAGCTATATTAGCTCCACGAGGCAGTGGTAAATCTTATGCATTGGCTATTGCAGCTACTATTTATATGTTTTTTAAGAGATTTAGGGATTTAATATTCGTTTTAGCTCCATGAGGACCAAGCAGCTCTAATTTTTGGATATATCTATAGAAATTTTAAAGATAATAAGTTCTTAGATAGCTTAGTAGACAATTATAAATTTCACAATAAGCCCCATATACGCATGAAGGGGGGCACAATGTTGCGTAGAGCTCCATTAGCGCCTAGTAATCAAGGTCAATCGATACGTGGTCAACATCCCACATTCTGTATTGTTGATGAGTCCCCCCTCATCAGCGATAAATTATTCATTGATAACGTAGAACCAGCGATAGTTTCAAATATGGCCCCTTTCATAAATCTAGGTACGCCTAAGTCTAAAGACAACCATATGCATCGTTATTTATATGATGATGCCTATGCAGAAACATGGACACGGCTACACTTTACGTGGAGAGATGCAGTGATAGCAGGTGAAGCTTATTCGCCCGCGTATACTGAAGAAGACATGCTAGGTAAGATGATGGAATGGGGGGAAGACTCTATTTATTGGAGAACTGAATATGAATGTGAATTTGTGGAAAGTATATCTAATGTATTCAATCCAGAAAAAATTAAAGCGTGCTATGATGATTATGAACTTTACGAACCCGGGACCTATGAGCAAGACGGAAAAAATTGTACTGTCGCTGTGGACATTGGTAAATCTGTTAATTCTACTGTTATTAGTGTTTGGGCTAGGGAGCAAGATGAGTTCGGCGATATTGCACGTCTTATCTACATTGAAGAGATTAATCCTAGAACCGGTGGGCATGACATTCCATATCAACGAAAGCGTATTATGGATATTGCTAGGGGTTTTAGTGTTGGTC